CCATCAGGAAGGGCATCGTCTTCAGTGCGCGCGTAACCATCCTGTCGAGCGCGCGGAAGAGCCCATCCATCGCGCCGAGGCTCGAAGAGTTCATCGCGCTTATCGGCCGGTTCATCGTCACGCTCTCGTCGTGCATAAAAGCATCATCGGGGTCCAGACTCTGATAAACCTTCTCGACCTCGGCGAATGCGTCCTTCAGGAACTGATCCGTTTTCTCTGAGTCGTCCTTGATGTCCGCAGGTATATGCGACAGGATTTTCTCAAGATCGACGGTGATGTCGTATCTCGGGTAGCCCTGCTGCTGGACGACACGCTTGAGGTCATGCAGTATGGCCATCAGGAACAAAGAGGCGAAGATAGCCGGATGGGCCAGGGCGCGCCCGTAAGGGCTGCCCGGCAGCGGGTGGATCGGGATGTAACAGATCGTCGGCCCGTCGAGTGGCACGAACTGCCCTGACTGCATCTGGCCGAGCTGAGCGATAGGACCTCGATCTTCGTCCTCTATTACCCTGAACCTGACAGTGCCGGCATCGGGCGTCACCAGGTCAATCGGCATCCGTCCCGTCTTATCGAGCACCAGCTCCGCGAAGAAGGCCCCGCGCATGAACGGCCCCATGAAGAGTCTGCTGATCACCACGTCCATCGAGCCATACAGTTCTTCGAGTCGCGCGATGAATTCATTGAGGGCCGCCTGCGCTTTATCGTCAACATCATCGTCATTCTTCGAGTTGACCTTTAACGCTTTGGCGGTGAAGCCGGGGTTACAGAAGAGCTGGTAGTTCCACAGCGCGCTCGACACTTCGGGCGAAGCATCGACGAGCAGCTCGAGCAGCTTGGTTGGAGAAAGCGTGTCGAGCATCTTCGACGTGAATTTACCGGCGCGCAAGCTGCGAAAGTAAGGGTCCGAGGAGAGCGGGGCCAGGAGGGTGAGCCCTCCCGAGAGCATGTTGCTGAAAGGATATTCCGACGTGCGCCGGCCTCCGACGAGAGTAGAGCCTGGAGAGTAGACCGCCTGTGACGAGCCGGACGTGCGACGGACCTCCGGCGTTGTCGCGCCGCCTATGGCTGCTCGGGCCTGAGATGTGGCCTCTCCGGTGGAGACGGCAGCACCATCATCTGCATCCGAGGATGCCAGGCGAATCTCCGGCAACCACGGCAGCCACGCTCGAACTCTCTCGTATACGCCCATCGGTCTTATCCTTTCATCCCTAAGGATTCAGTAATTTGTCTTCTAACGATTACCCGAGTTTTGGGTTTCTTACACCGCTGACCATGATGCCGCCGGTCCTCGTCGGCTGCGGCAGGGTCAGTCGTGCGACCAGGTCGTACACGCAGGCGTGAAACAGGTCATCGCGGTTCTTATGCACCCACTTGGGCATCTCCTGGCCCTCCTGATTCTTGACCATCACGCGTGTGGGCGCTTTCATGTGAACGACGACTTCCGGGTCATTGTGAATGCTCGCGGGCCAGACCTCGGAGGCGGTCGCCACCATGCTATAGACGGCATCCATGGCCATGTCCCGGTTGATCTGCACGGTATCTTCCACCTTCAGCGGGTCCGCCTTTTTGACGGCCACCCCGTGCATCTTCTTCTCTTCGGAGCCGGGAAGCCTGAACATCTCGCCCTTGAAATCCGTGTTCGGATAGAATGCCCGCCGGACCCGGCCCCTGTGTTTATCCGCCCAGGCCTTGATCGCCGTCGGGTCATACGATCCGTCAATGACGGCCTGGCGGACATGAAAGCGCTCCATCAGCTCGTCGAGCTTCTCGAAGATGCCCCTGTCCTCGTCGTGCGTCAGGGCCCCCATGGCCAGCACGTAGCGCCGTCCGTCCGGGCCTGTCCCGGATACGCGGTAGTGGTAACGCTTGCCGCCGTCCACGCCGAGAGTCCCGTCGCGCCAGACTACGCCCGCGGGGAGCATGCCATTCGGAAGGCTTACGCTTAACTGCTTGAGCATCTCGTCCGTGACGGCGCTGTCTTTCGGCGTATAGGGCACGCCGAGGTCCGAGCGGTAGAACTCCGTGACCTGCTCAGGGTCGGTGCTGATCGCGGCGATAGCCAGCTCCGAGAGTGAGACCGAGGGGAAGCAGAGCGCCGGCACGTGGTAGCCCCGGATACGCGTGATCTCAGGCCTGCGCGCGACCCAGCGGCCGGGGCCGAAGCGGTCGTCGTCGGAGAGCGTCTGTCGGCAGGAGGGGCAGGCTACCGTAATGGTCGAGCGGTGGATGCTCTCCTCTTCGCGCTCCTTCCACTCTTCATAATCCGCCCCCTCAACTTTAACGTCGCGGAAGAAGTCGAGAGAATTCCACCCGTCGCAGCCAGAGCAATGCACCTCCCACTCCTGCTGGTCAGACTGGAGGTAGCTCTCGTGTATCCCTTTGTTGGGGAGCGTCGGGGTGGAGAGACGTATCTGGCGCTTGACCTGGCTGTGCCTGAGCCGCTTGACCGCGAGGGCGACGGCGCGCGGCAGCATCTCGTCATACTCGTCGAAGATGAGCAGGTCGGCCTTGAAGGACTTCAGGGCCTTGGTGGACCATGCCCCGCGAATGTAGAAATAGCTGTGACCGGCCTTCTTAAAGCCGACATCGTCGAAGTCGGTGAAGAAATCGCCGAGCTTGTCCGATTCGTCCTTGATGCCGCTGATGCGCTCTTTCGAGAAATCATAGAGAGCGTCCTGGGTCGGAAAGAGATAGCCTACGTTCAGGCCGTCATTGCTCGTCTTCCAGTACCTGGCCCCCACGTCGAGGGCGTGCAGGGCGCGCGAGATGGCCAGCTCCGAGAGGCCCACCTGCGCAGGCTTCATGATGACTATGAAGGGGTGATCGTCGTCGTATATCTGCTTGAGAGGCTCATAGCCGCGGGCGGGCTCCTCAGCCGTGGCGGGCCTGTAATCGAGAGAGAAGGGCCGGCCCTCGATTCGACGGTAGGCCTCGGCCCATACAAGGGGCGGAAGGTCGCAGACGGGGGTGCTTCCGGCCTCGTCTAAGAGGGCCTGGATATTGAAGTACTCGAGGAGGTCCTGCTTGAGGATCTCAAATGGCGGGGATGTCGCGCTCATTGACTCCAAGTAAGATAAGACCGGCCCGGGCTTCCTCGGGCGTCTTTCCGCTCTCGACCAGCTTTCTGAACATCTTTCCGGCCAGCTCTTTGCTCTGATCTCCGAGGTTTAAGGGGATGGCTCCGCCGTTCGGGCCGCTGTGCTCGCGCTTGTTGGTAAAGAGCCCACCCACCTCTTTCGCAGCCTGCTCGACCGTCTGGAGAATAGCGTTGTCGTTTCTGATCTTCGCTTTGCGCTGGCGGTCCAGCACCTCCTGAATCACTTCGAGCCGGTAACGCTGGTGGGCCGCGCCGACGGCCGCGGTGTTTTCGAGATAGGCTTTGCGCGTCTCCCAGAAGATCAGCTTCCACTTTTCCGGGAGTCTCTTATCCCACGGAAGCGCCGTCGGGTCGTAGAACTGGATATGCCTGGGGTCAACCTGGATTCCGATCTCCTCCTCCTCTGCGAGCGCATCGCGCACTTCACTCGGGGTGCGAAAGCAGGCCAGCCCCTGCACGATGAAGAGCTTTTGCCTGTCATTGAGCCTTCTTGCCATAACTTGAATCCCGCAACCTAAAACATTTTAGGTTGCAACTTCTTAGACGATCCTTAAGCGGCATACGCCGCACGCGGCGGCCACTGCCGCCGCAGAGATGCGAGGGCCGAGCCTTACTATCTCCAGCAACTCCGGAATGTTGCGCTCGGCCCCCGGTCCGAAGTCGCGCACGTTACTTAAAAAGCCCGAAAAGTCATGGTCCTTGATCGCATAGATTGGGCGGTTGTCAACTCTGCGGAACCTCGGCTGCTCGTATTCGTCGACGGCCTGCGCGCAGTGGCAGAGCTCGTGCTTGGCGGTAGAACAGAACTCCAGGTCGCCCGCCTCGAGCATGTAGGGGCCAGGAGGAAGTCTATCGAGTGGGCCTCAGGGCCGAACCAGTCCTGCATCTGCGCCTCCCACTTCGCGCGCGCCCATTTGCCGCCGCCGGTGGGAGGCCTCGGCATCTCGGCCGTGCCGACGACGGGAACCATCTTTGTGGTGTTGAGGACGTTGGTCCAGAGGGCCGCTATGTGAGCGGAGGCGAGGTGAGCGTGGCCTTCGTCGTACAGGGGCGACTCCTCGTTGAGGAAGGTTCCCTCGATCCACTCGACGAGCTCAGGGGCGGGCGTGAACGAAGAGCCGGGCTCACGAAGCCCGGCGGGTGGAAGGGGTTTCTGAAGTGGCAGGATGCGGCTCATTGTCCATCACATCACTGTATCGCTACTCGCTATCGCGTCTCCGGAATTCAGCGCCGCGCTTACCCTGTCGATGAGCAGCTGCGGATCAAAAGGCTTCTCTATAACACCGGACGCGCCAACGTGCGCGGCATGCGGACGGGTAATGTTATCCATATGTGCCGTGACGAAGATGATTGGCTGGCTGTGCCCGCGCGCGCGCAGTTCTCCGGCAAGAGTAAATCCGTCCATCTTTGGCATAGAGCCGTCGAGGAGGAAGAGGTCATAATGCTGTTTGGCGACTAGCGCCAGGGCTTCCTCTGCGCTCAGAGCGGCGTCGGCCACGTAGCCACCGAAATGCCGAAGGGACATAACGATGATTTCGCTTTCGAGATCGTCGACCACCAGGATGCGCTTATTTTGGCTGGCTTTGCACATAATGTATCAGCCATATCAGGCCCCCGACCAAGAGTCCTGCGGCAGTGACCACAGCCGTCAGAAATCCGACGACGAATTTCCAGTCCTTCATTCGATTGAGGAGCTTTCCTGCTTCAGCGAGTTGAACGGCTTCGACTCTCCGGGCTTCCGCGGCTTCTACCTTCTCTCGCTTTTCAAGCTCAACGGCTGCCAGCTTTTCCGCAAACAGCTGGCGCTCATTGGCCAGTCGTTCCTCGGATAACTGCCGCTGCTGCTCTAGCTTCTCCTTGGCGATCTGTTCATCCTGCTCCGCCTTCTTCTGAAGAGCGGTGCTGTGCATGCTAAAGAGAGTCTGGAGCTGCTTGCCGGTTTCGGTCGTTGCCGCGTCCATCCGCTGCGCCATGCTCTCAATAGCTACTTCCATCCGCTCCATGCCGCGCCCTATCTTGCCGATCTCTCTCTCGACATAGACTTGTGAGGCGTAGGTTTCGGCCAGGGCGTCCACTTTGGTCTCCAGCGCGGTCACGCGATCCCGCACTGCCATGAATTCGTGCTCAAGCGGCATCGCGTTGTCTCTCCTGGTTCTGTTATCTGGCAGGCTCCGGGCCGTGACCGAGTTCGAGCAACTTGTCAGCGCCAGTGACCGCCTCGCCCCAGGTAGCGGTAGCGTCGGCGAGTATCTCTTCGCGGGTCTGGCCGCTCTCCCTTATGCGCCGCTCAACCTCCTGCTCGGCGATGGCTACCAACTCGACGGCGAGCGTCGCCGCCTTCTCCTGGCCGCTCAACTAGCCGAGCAGCGGAAGGAGGGCCTGTAGTCTGAGAAACAAGTCCATAAAGTCACCTCCAAAGGTATTACCGGTTAAGAGTCTCCTGAATCGTCTCGACGTGCCGCTGTAGGTCCTGCACGCCGGTATTCAGACGCTTCGCTATCCATGAGGGCAGGAGATTGAAATCGGAGAGCAGGTCGGCGAAGGGCCTGGACACTTCGAGGAAGTTCTTGCGCAGGGCCGAGAGAGCATCGTCGGACAGCTTGCCATCGCGGTATTGCTGGTCCAGAGAGGCTATCAGCGCGTTGAATCTCTGGCCGTTCGTGGCGATCAGCTTGAGCTTTTCCGCCAGGCGGTCTTTCTGCGCGAGCGAGAGCGCGTTCGCTTTGTAGAGGGCTGCGACCGTCTTCTCGGCCGTGACGGTGTCGTGCGCCAGCTCGCGGCTCGCGCCGGCCATGCGGTCGAGCTGTTTGGCGGTCGGGCAGCCGGTCAAGAGTGTGACGCAAAGGAAGAGCGCGAGCGCGGTGGCTATGTTTCTTGAAAACCTCATCACGATGGGTCTCCTGTCTCCTGAGCCTTTGTAGACTCAGTTGTAGTGGTGATGGTCGTCACGGTTGTGGAAGAGTCGGGCTCAGAAGTCCGAGCGGCCCCGTTTGATTGTGCCGCAACGTACTGGCCCATCATCTCGGCCTTCTTCACGCTGACCGCGCCGCGCATCTGGATGTAGGCCTTGGTCAGCCAGCCGGCGATGAGCAGATAAGCGAACGGCAGGAGCTCTGCTATTCGATCAATCAGCCAGCCACGGAGAGCAGAGGCGCTCGGCTGGTTCAGATAGCCGCGGTTTTGCAGCCAGGTGAAGAGTCCAGTAAAGAAGCCGCCGACCAGCCAGGCCGCGATCAGGACCCAGAAGCTGGACGTGCTGGTCCCTGTCTTCGGAATA